TGCGCTATCGGTTTTAGGCATTTATGCTTCCTGCCATTTCTTAAACATTTGGTTATAAGTATTATCAAACCAGTACTGATCACGTGAATGTTTCTGTGGTACATTAAACAAATGTGGCTTCTTCTTACGTAGTTCAGCCTCTTTACGTCGTTGCCTAGACATTTCACGCTCTTTGCTCTCTCGCTCCATGATTTTGGATAACACAATTTCTTTATATTCAGCTAAGCGCATACCATAAGGTGCATGTAAGGCTTCTAACAACGCCCAGCCACCTCGTACTCTTTTTGCAACCATTCCTGGAGTTAAACCGTTCTTTTTTATCAATTCATTTTCATGTTCGGTAAATTTATATGGTTTACCGTTAATCTTTACGATACTCATTTATTCCACCTCTATACATTTACTTTTTTAATCCAATCCTCTAATTTGTGCGTGTTGTGATTTCTAGTAAATAGTTCACTTACATTAACACCTAGAGCATCTGCCAATTTATCTAATACATTTAAGTTAACCATCTCAGCTTTTCCGTTTTTATATCCACTAATAGTTGATCTTGATACGCCAGTTTCATTGTGCAAATCTTGGACACTTACGTTATCTCTAGCCATGATTACCCTTAAATTAGTTGCGAATACTTCGTTCAACTTCATTTATTCCACCTCTATATATGCATGTCTTATTGTTATGTTGTCATACTTTAGTAATTCGTCCGGATTGTCATCTAAGCGCTTTGCCAGCGTATCTTTTTCTTTATCCACATCATCGTAATGCTGATATTCAACTTCTGTAGGTATTCTTATATCAATCGTTGCGTTTATATATGCTTGTTGTTGCATTAGATCACTTCATTTCTCTTTTTCTTTTACGTCTGACTTTCACTAAGTCCTCATATACCATCCATTCTTGACCTGTGTATTTAGGCGCTTTACATATCCACGTTAAATTCACATCTCTATACTGATATCTGAATATCTTCGCTTTGATGTTGGCAACTTCAGTCGCCTTACCTTTAACATCTAAAACTTCGACCAGTTTGCCATCCTTCCACAAAGAGAAATCAGCTATATACGTAATCGGTCTTTGTTTCCCAAATTTAGGTTGTAGTTCGAATTTCGGTTGTATTTCGATACGATCATAGTTAGTGCCATTCATATTACTTTCTAAATATTGGTAATATTCACACTCTACTTTGCTATCAAATACAATTCCTTTGTACTCAACTTTCTTAGCGTTGTATTTACTCATTGTGCCACCTCTAAATATCAAATATCGTTGCTTGTAATCCTAGTTCTTGCTCATATAAAAGCCCGTGAGCGCCTTTGAAGCGTTTCAGGTCACTATCAGTCATAATTTTCTTTTCGTCGCTGAAATGGGCTCCTGTGAGCGAATAAACTTCATTTACGTTGTCTTTATACTTGATGACCTTAATATCTTCCGTGCCATCTTCTCGGTATAAGTAATATTTTTCTTTCGGCATTTTTAACACTCCTTAATATTCGACGATTGCGGGTCTTTCTTCTTTTTCTTTCAACTTATCATCAATAAGTTTTTTAAGTTTCTCTTGGTCTCCGTTTGCAAAATCAATCATCTTTTGAGCATATACATCTCTACAATGTAATATTTCTTTTATATTTTGTTTTGTGATTACCACGCATCTCGCTCCCTGAAATCGTCTCCGATTACTCTTACTTTTCTTGCTCTTTTTTTCATTCTCGAATTTATACGTTGCCAGTTCATATTTTGATTTAGTTCTTTATCACTAAAGTTAGTTGTAAAGATGTTGTTTTTACCTACTCTGTTATCAACAATGCTGAAAAGTTTATTTATAGTGTGTTCTGTGTTTTCTACACCCATATCATCTAGTACAAGTAAATCAATCTCACTAAGTAATTTGACTAGTTCGTCTGTAGTCTCTACTGCATTTTTGTTGTATGTCGCTTTGATACGATCCATCAACATTGGTATATGCATAAAAGCAACTGTATGCCCTTTAGCTTTAACTGCTTTTGCGATAGCGTATGCTAGGTGGCTTTTACCAGTTCCATATGAACCTTGAAATATTAATGATTTTGGTTCTTTTGTAGAGAAACCCTGTACATACTCTATTGCTGATTGTTTAGCGTGTACTTGTTTTTCATTTTGTGGCTTGTAGTTGTTTACTGTTGCATCTCTTAAAGACGGATTAACGTTTGATTGATTGAATATGTTGTTTATCTTCCGTTGCTTGTTTCGCTTATATTCCTCATAGATTTCACATTTGCAACCGTCTTTATACTCGTAACCATCCGGGTGTTTTTTAGTAGGAGCGAACTTATATAAGTCGTATTCACTTCCACATCTCTCACATTTCAATCCTTTTTCGACATGAGTAGGTTGATATTTTTTCAAACTTTCGTTTATCTTTTCACTGAATAGTGGTTTCATAATATCCCCCCCTAATCCCAATAACTTTCGTCGTACTTCATACGTTCCAATTGATCTATGCCAGTTGGTTCTGCTTTTTGATTGAGGTATCCCTCAAATTTATTACCAAAAAGTGTTTCTGGTCTAAGGTATTTATCGCTATCCGTGTTTAGCCACTCAGCTGTTTTGATATCAATCACCTTTTTAAAATCCTCCAACCTAAAATCTTGATTCCATCTTGCTTTAATAAAATCTTTTGTTTTAGCTGTATTGTGTTTAAAATGCTTGCCCGCTTTTTTGTTTAAGTAATCGATAATTTCTTTATAGGGTATAGAAGATGCTGTCGGGTTGCCCGACAATATATCTATTCTATTTATATTGTTATTACTTGTATTATTAATACTTGTATTATTCTCTTTGACATTTGCGTCAATAGGGGTATTGACAGAATTATCAATAGGGGTATTGATTTTTGCGTCAATAGGCATTGACGATTGCGTCAAGGGGTACATCTTCCTTTGTTTAACTTCATTACCTTCTTTGATAATTTCGATTTTTAGATAACCAAATTTGATAAGGTTCGAAATTCTACGAGATATAGTTTCTTTAACGACGTTGTATAAAGTTGCAAAGTAACCATTACTTGCTGTGCAGTATCCATACTTATTACTTAAAGACGTTATTTCTGCAAAAAGTAATTTTTCACTATCAGTAAGTCGATTATCATATCTGACATTTGCCGTTATTATTGAGTAGTAACTTGGTTGTTCAGTCATTCTCAGCACCTTCTTTCAGTGCTTTTATTTTGTCCGGTACTTCCCAGTTATTTATGAATTCTTTAAGTTCATCTGTCATAGGTACGTCATTAAGGATTACGTCTGAACCATGTAAATAAAAATTAATTTTATTAAACATGAGAGCAGTCTCATAAATATTTTTTGACCATCCAATATGATATGTCTTTCTTTTATAAGTTATTTGCGCTACATAACCACTTTGAGTTAAATAGACTCCTTTGAACTTACTTTTTCCTCTTCTACGACGTTTTTGGTCTTTGTAAGTTTTGTATTCATATTCAAATATAGAGTCATTTTGATTTTTATGATTCTTATAACCTTGTCCGTCCCAATATTTATCTACTGCGCTGTTGTATGCTTTAGCTGCCTCCCATTCATCAACAAAACTACCTAAATATTTAGATTTGCTATCAATTTTTATTACAGCAGACCATTTTTTTGTTTTTCGATTTAAATAAACACCTTTATAGATACTCGAAGTATTTCTTGTAGGCCTTGCCCATCGTTGTTGATAACCAATTGAAGTGATGTTGTTTTTGGTAAAATCATTATTTTTTATTTTTTGAAAACCATTTTCTAATACAAATCCACTTAAGCTAACGTTGAGTGGATTTGTGTGAATTCTTCTAACGTTATCTACATAAGATTTTGTCCAAATATATTGATTAACCCTCTCATAATCTTCATCATCAACAAAAATTTCTTCTCCATCTTGTAAAAATATCGATTTAACCATTATTCTCCTCCTTTCAGCATTTTGTTGAGCCTCTCATCAACTTTTAGCCATGAGTCATGCAAGTGATATTTATCATCAAACGACTTAACGCCAATCGCATGTTGCTCGTTGTGATGTTCGCGACATAACGCTAATACATGTTTGTCATAGTGGTTCATTTTGTTTCTGTTCATGCCTCTGCCGACTGCTTCATAATGTGCCAGGTCTGCGTGAGGCTTTCCGCATATTACACAGTTGCGGTTGACAGTTGACCAGTATAAGAACGATTTATCTTGTTTCAGCAAGTCGCTTGTTTTGTAGCTAAGTGGTATGTCATTGTAGAACGTCCAGTCAAGCGTTGCTTCAATGATTTGACTTGCTTGTGTTCTCGTACAATTACTTAGTGAAATACGTTCATCATAGCCGTAGTAAGTCCTTACATACTCGATGAACATATGTCGCATATAGTCCATTGGTTGACCTGTATATTCTTCTATGTCTTTGACAAGCGCGAATATTTTTCGTCGTTGCTTGCCGGTAATTTGAAACGGATCTATGACGCTTTACATCGACTTCCACATCAAATCCGTTATCAAGTAGTAATGTTTCTTTATTGCCTAATTCAACACCCGAGATGACAACTGTTGTTGTACCGTCATCTTGAGTGATATAACTAGTAATTATTGGCATCTAATCATTCCAATCAGAACGGTAAGTCATCATCAGTAATCGCAGTGGTATTATCAAAAGGATTATTACCAGTTTGAGTTTGTCTTTGTTGATGATAATTGTTGTTTGGTTGTTGGTTGCTATTCTTCGGTTCTAAGAATTGAACACTGTCCGCTGCTACTTCTGTAACAAACACACGTTGCCCGTCTTTGTTTTCATAACTGCGTGATTGTAAACGTCCATCAACGCCAGCCAATGACCCTTTGGATAAATAATTATTTACATTTTCTGCTTGTTTTCTAAAAGTTACACAGTTAATAAAGTCTGCCTCACGTTCTCCTTGAGCGTTAGTAAATGTTCTGTTAACTGCGATAGTGAAAGTGGTAACACTCACACCATTTGGCGTTGTTCTATATTCTGGATCTTTTGTTAAGCGTCCTACTAATACTGTTCTGTTTAACATTATTGTTTCTCCTCACTATCCAATTGTTTTAATCCCGCATCTAATTTTTGGTGTGCTTCTGCGATTTGTTTTTGACTTAATTTATTAATGTTAGATATTTTTAGCCATCTCATCGTTTTATCGATAGTTGCATCTCGCCCTTTTTCTTGAGATAAGTTCACGAACTGATTGATACGCTCTTCTAATTCTGTAATATCGTTGTCACTTGCACTTGGTAGTTCCTCGCCGTTGTAGATATATAAGCCTAAACCGTGTAAAGCCGAAGCTTTTACAAAACATCGTTTTTGCGCTTTGTTAATATCGAAAGTTGTTGCACTACCTTTAGCAAGCGATTTATTTCTAAAGTCCAATACTGGAAGCCACTCAGTCTCTGTACTATCTTTCACAGTCACAGATACCTGTACAAAATAGCCTTCTGGTGTAGCCAAATAAGGTACAAAATAATTTTCTGTGTTAATATCTGGATGTGGAAACTCGTGTACTTTTACTGTGTAGTTTGGGTCAATCTTTTTCAGCTCTTGGTGTGCATATGACCATGCTAGATAAGTTAATCCATTTTTTTGTTCTGTATGATCATTCACGTTTTTACTGTTCAACTGTTCAAATAATGTTTGTTCAGTCATGTTCTACCTCCTCGTACTCAATAGTTTCTGTCACTGTTTTCTTGATTGCTTTGTGATAATCCATATTGATACTCGCTTCTTCCATACCGTTAAACTCCCTAGCTCTATTTCTATTTGTGGAGTAACTAACATCTGAATTGTTATCAGTTGGTTTGTTAGTTATATAAATTGGCATATCCCTATGACGGATGATATAAGTTACAGTCTGATTCATAGCGACCTCCTACCATCTCATGACTAAGTTAATTAGTCTGTCCTGTTCGTCTGTGTTCTCTTCAATCCATTCATCTATTGCTTGGTTGAATAAGTCTGATGCCATATCTAAGTCATTCTCATCTACGACATAAGCATGTTTAATTGGTACGTTGTTCATATCTTTAACTTGTATTGATATGCCCATATGACCTTTTAAAATGAATAGCTTAAAATCGAATCCGTTAACATGAATATTTTTGCGTATGATTTCGCCTATTTCGTAATACATCTTGACTTCCTCCGTTTTTCGTTTTATATTGAACATGAATTTTTTCTTAAGTGTTTTGTTTGATACTGTTACTTGTTGGCGCAAGTAGCAGTTTTTTTATTCTTCATAAAAGTATTCTTTGTAGTATATGAATGTTCCAATGCTTGCGAATCCCGCAATTGACCACGCTGTAGTGAAGTATAGAAACGGCATGAGTACAATCGCTAAGACTGTGAAGCATAATACTGCTAATAGATAGCTTTTATAAATGTTACTCATTTTCTTTTTTCAACGCCTCCATTATTCTCTCGTCTGACAAGCCGTGATAAGGGAATTTTTCTCTAGCTAATTGGACTGGTATTCTGCCTCGAATCGCAATGTAACCTTCGTCTTCAAGCTCTTTATTCAGTTCTCTTATTATTTGTCCTGCTTTGGATTTAGAAACAGATAAAATTACTGCAAGTTCTTTAGCTTGCAAACTATTTTTTATCATATCTATTCCTCCTTTTTATTTTTGTGTTGTGTATAATTTAGTTATCTCCTAGTGAAAGGAGGTGATAAGTATGGAATTTAATGATTTTCAAAATTTCTTTGGTGAACTTAGTAATCAAGCCGAAAAAGAATTCGGTGGTGACAGTGACTTTTTTAGAGATAGAATAAATAAGTTGAAAGAAGATGCTCCTGAAAACGTATCTTACGAAATTATTTATTCAATAGCTTTATACGAAAGCTTAAAAGCTCAACAAGATATGAAAATTTTGAATACAGTTAAATATCTTTTAGATCGTGACTAGCAATATCCAACAATGATTTGCTCTGAGCATTATTAATTTTTGGATAATCAAAATTTCTAAGTTTAAATCTTGTGTTTTTCTCAATCTTTACAACCTTCCACGTCACAACTGCCATTGTGATGAGGAGGGTTGTTTTGTATAACGTGTTCATTTGTTTATGCTCCTTTGCATTTCCAAAAATTTAATATAATTTAAATTCGATACCATCTATTTGAATGTATAGATTATCTAAATCAGGGATTGCCTTTTTATATAAACCAAATCTTGATTTGATATCTGCTAATAAATAGGTATCTAAATTACCAATTGATAATAGTCGTCTATTACCTTCTTCGTCATAGTAGTAATAGATGACTTTTTTGTTTTGAGCTTGCATTTGCTGTGCCCTCCTGTTAAGCAGTTACGTTAGCTTCATAACCGAATTCAGTCATGATTTCATGTATTTTCAATCTGCCTTTTTGTGTCCATCTAGTTTGTAAAACTGTGTCTTCTCTGCCATCAGAACGCATAATTGTTATAGTGTCTGAATCTGTGTAACTCTTGCCCATGTGTTCTGAGTAAAGCACCCACTGTTTATTTACTTTTCGTTGTAGTCTAGCTTCGTGTAGTAGTTTGTTTAACTTTTGTGCTGATATACCGTAGTCTGCCGCGATTTGAGTTGTGGCTAATGTGCCAGTTGACTTTAAGATTTCATCTACATAGTCTGCTTTGGGTTTTAGTTCTCCGATTTCTTGTTGTAAAAGTAAGTTTTGCTCTTTTTCTTTCTTATACTCAGTCAACACTGTAATGATGTAGTCTGGATCTTTTAATGTTTGTTCAATTACATTGTCCGTTGCGTAGATGCCGTGTTTTCGAATGGCAGGTAAAACTTCCATTGCTAACCAATCTTGAAATTTTTCTGCTGTTGAATTACCTGCTTTAAAAGCCAACTTATAAACCATTGCTTCTGGTATGAAATCACCTTTCCCAACTTCTTGGGAAAGATATTTACCTAAATATTTATTGATAGTTTCCCAACGAATATATTGCTTGCCATTTTTAAACTGAGTGAACCCCAAACTTTTTGCGACAGTTTCCAAATCGAATAAATTATTTTCATTATCTTGTTTGATTAAGATTGAAAACATATCGTTACTGAAAGTTTTAATTTCATTCATTAACTCTTCACCTCTTCTTTAATTTCTAAAATTCTCGCAATGCGTTTCTTTTGTTCAAATGCGTCTCTACGTCCACGTAAAATGTCTGATAAGTAAGCACTTGAAATTTCTAACATTTCTGCAAGTTGCTTGTTTGTCATGTCACGTTTTAATAACTCTGTTCTCACTTTCAAACCGAAATCAGTTGTCGACATATTAGCACCTCCTATAACATTTTTTCTAAGCAAATAAATTATCTATTGAACAACGATAACTTTTATGCTAATATTTAAGCATAGTTTAATAGACCTATAACAATTCGCAACGTCTGTCATAAAGGCTTTAAATACTCGTTCCCCAACGAATAATTGTTATGTGTTTAATAAGCTAAATTTAAAGCTTAAATACAGTATATTAACTTTTATGCTAATTGTCAACAATAATAGCAAAAAAGTTAATCTGTGATAGGAGAAATTTATGAATTTAGTACAAAGAATCCGTAATTTGTGCAATTCAAAAGGTATAACTTTTGCTGAATTAGAGAGAACTTTAGGGTTTTCAAACGGACAAATCAGAAGATGGGAGAAAACCAAACCAGGTATTGATAAGGTGCAAAAAATTGCCGATCACTTTGATGTATCAGTCGATTACTTATTAGGTAGAGAAAAAGATGAGTATTCCGGAGAAGATAAAAACGAAGATATTCTTATTATGCATAGAGCTACAGAGAATATGACGGAGGCACAAAGACAAAAAGCTTTGACTATATTAGAAGCAATGTTTGATGATTGGGATGATTTAACTAAGTAACAAAGGGGCTTTTTAATTGAAATTAAATTATGAAAAATCTTTTTTAAAATCTGCGAAAGCAGTTTATGAGATAACAAATGGTCTATATAACTTATCTTTTCCTTTAGATATATTTGAAATCATCTCAAAAGATAAACGTATTAAATTAGTGACTTTCTCTGAATTTTCTCAGAATACTGGCACTTTATATTTTAAAATACCTTCAATTTTCGGTTCAGAAGAAGCGTTTCATATTAGAAAAGGAGATAAAGCGATTATAGTTTATAACGATTCACTGCCTATGAATCGTCTAAGGTTTACTTTAGCTCATGAATATGGTCATTTTGTAATGGGACATACTGGAGTTAATTTAAACAAAACATTCACATATAAAGATTATTATAGAAGAATTGCTGAAGAATATGAAGCAAACTCATTTGCTTCATGTTTATTGTTTCCTTTACATATAAGATACAAATATATAGATAACTTTAATATTGAGCAAATTTCATATAAGTATCAAATGAGTTTACAAGCGACCCGTATAGCGATAAAAGTAATCAGAAGACATATACACAATGGATTAAACGACTATATGTCAAGTAACGAAAGTTACCATCCAGAAAACTACTTAAGTT